CGTATCTGACGGCGGCTTCTGGTGTTCCCTGATGGGAAGCCAGCATGTTGTTTATTAGTATGCGTGCGAGGTTAAGGCGCTCGGTGATGTCTTGCATAGGTGTTTGTGGCGGTTTGTTAGTTAGCTTGTGTGATTGGATGAAACTACTAGGTCGTGCACCTTTGCGGCGGTTTGCAAGCGGTGCTTAGCGGTCTCATATGTGAGCCCCTTAGCAACAGCATAGGAGCCGATGCTTTGGTAGTTCGCAAGGTAGTCGAGGTGATACGCTTGGAAGCGCTTTAGTGTGGTCGTCTGGGAGCCCTTGTGGACTGTTTGATTGGTTGTGTGTGGTGTATTGTAGGCGCTGAAAGGATCAGCAAAGGATGGTTTGTCTAATTTGTCCATAGTGAATGGCTGAGTTATAGTTGTGTAAAATGTCATAATTTAAGTTTGAACCCCTTCCCATTCTACGGATGGGTCTACTCTTGTGAAACTTCTAAGAGGGCTCGGAGCTTAACCGATGGAGTCGCGAAGACTGTTTACCCATCGGCACAAACTTAAATCATGTGTAGAAAATTATAGTGTGTGGTTATAGGTGCTCTGCAATGATGGTAACAATTAGCAGTATTGATGCGATTGTGATGCAAGAGAACATTACAAAGGCGCTCTCGGCTTGGCTGTCTGTCTTGACTAGCTTAGTAGGTGCGCTGCTGCGCTTAGTGTGTTTGTGTGTGTTCATAATGTGGTCGCGCTGTCGCGCTCTGTGTGTGGCGGTTTGCCTGTTGGTGGTTAGTTATTTGCTTTCGCGGCGATTTTTAAGGAAAAGAATAGCAGGGATGAAAGCCAGTCCGATGATGCAGCCGAGCGCTGTACCATTTGCCATGCCCAGATTGCCCGCTACGGCGCCGCCTAGCCAGTCACTAGTGGCATTACCTAGCCCAGCTCCTACGACCACGCCTAGCCCCTTCTGGAAGGCTTTAGGTAAGTAGTTCTCTACCTCGATGCCAGTCATGGCGCCGATGATCATTACTAGGTTGTCGATGATGCCGAAGATTATATATTCAAGTGTCATAATAGTGTGGTTTGTGTGTTGTGTGCGGTTTGCTATTAGTAATCGGAAATGAGTATGCCACCTTCAAAGCTGATTAGAGCGTGGTTTTCCTCAAGAAACTCAGTAAGGATGTCGCGAACCTTGGCGGTGTCGTTGAGATCAACGTCCTCAAGCAACCATTCGAGCTGATCGTCGTCCTTGTGTAGGCAGTCTGCCCAATCTTCAACGCTTTTGAACTCTGTGAACTCGCAACGTAGGGCGATGACGTCGAGTTCTAGCTCTATTCCGCAGTCATCCTCGATTTGCTCTAAATGTTCGGCCAAAGCTAAGGCACCCGACCAGCTGTAACCTGCGAGTTCGTCCTTAACAAGTGTGCTGGCAATTTCATTTGTAGTGAGTGTAGTTTTCATAGTGTGTAGTGTGTGTGTGTGATTGATTAGTATCCCCGTGTGTCTAAGTCTTTAGGGAGTGGAATATGAGAGGTAAGAAGAACGTGAGCATTTCCGTGAGGCTCGGATACAACACGACGAACGCCGTCGATGATGCAAGTGTGAGTCATGTAAGGACTGCCTTTAGCAGGTGTAACAACTCTGTCTACTGTTCCGATGCGAGTACCATCAACATCTATTTCGATAGTGGCTTTGTATTTTTCTGAGTGGCTTGGTAGTGTTTTCATAGTGTGGTTGTGTGGTTGTGTGAGTTAGTAATGTTGGGTTGCGCCCCTTTCGGGGCTGTGATTAGAATTGGTTTTGATCGAGATCAGCATTGTCGTTGCGGAGGTCAGCTACTTCTTTCCTAAGACGTTCATTTTCGTCTCTTAGCTCCTGTAAAGTGGCTTCTAGGCTAATAGCCTCTTGTGTTGTCTCGGTGAAATACTTTGCCTTTAGTGCGCTGCCTGTCTTGTCGGACTCGCATCCTACTAGCCATGAAGCTGAGCTATATACAATGTATTGAGCGCCGTTGCTGTAGGTAGTGAGTTTGTAGTCGTTGTCGATTGTGGATGTTTGGATGTTCATTGTGTGTGTGTTATTTGTGGTTAGTAATGTTGGTGATGATTAGAAGACAATCAGAGGTTGTACCCCCATGCAAGCTTTTTTGAATAAAAGTGAAAATAAATTGAAGAAAAGCTCGGAGACCGCATAAACACTAGGCTGAGAGCCGAAAGTTTTTTACAGATAACACTAAAAAACACGCCAAACAGGTAATAAGTGATGTGTTCTGTGGCGTTCTGTAGGCACACTGTGAGTGTCCTGTGAGTGTCCTGTTGTGTGTATATAGAGCGGTCACTACCGCGACCTGTGAGTGTGCCTATGAGAGGACGCGGAACAAGTCCGACGTGTGTCCTGTGAGTGTTACTAGATGGGCCTGTCCATAGTAGATACATGTAGTGCAGCTGTGAGTGTCCTACGAGTGGGCATGTTGTATGTATATATATATAGGTGTCCTGTTGTGTGTCCTGTGAGTGTCCTATATATGTGATATGCAAAAACACGCCATCTGCCAAAGACAGACGAACGCCCAGAGGCATGTCCATAGTCGTCGAAACATGCTCATTGATGCACAAAAGGGATTATATATCCTTCGCATGTCCATAGTAGCAAAGGCAGACCCCCCTTGCGCTGACAAAACGCTGACAGCAGACGCACAATCCCGACCCCATTGGGGGGAATTTTTTCGCGGCTATATACGTATACCCCCTCAGATTTTTATACCAAAACAAAGAGAGCACTCAGGGAACACTCAGGGGGAGCAGTTTTTACCATCGTCTTAGGTCTCGAGTCTTACTCAGGATACTCAACACATTCATAGAACACTCTGAGAGCCTCTATAAAGCCTTTATGTGCTCCACAAGGGTGTTACCCTAAATAAAGACGCCCAGAGGCTTTTAAGGGGCACTCTGAGCGTCAACACACACACACAAACAAACGTAACACACATATACGTTATAAAAAGTCTTCGTCGATGTCCTCGTCGTCATCATCATCTACCTCTACCCACTCAAAGTCATCCTCGGACAACTGGAAGGTGTTCATAAAGGCATCGTGGTATTTCATGGACTCTATTAGGAGCCCTGTAGTGGCAAAGGGGTCACTAGATGCCATATCAAAGGAGTGAGGGGCGTCCTCTGGCTGAACAATAAGAACATAGTTCCTGTAGTGCTCTCCGAGGAGTGCTTGGGCTTGTTCTAGAGGTGTCATTTCTTGGGTTTCTTTGGTATAGGCTTTTTGCTCCAGTCAATATCATCGTAGTTCTTACGCTGCTTGGCTGGGTTATGTCCTTTTCTTGGTTGGCATCCTTTTCCCATATTATAGATAAGAAGCTTTAAGGTGATTTATAAGTTCAAGGAGAATACCTCTGTGGTCACTAAGGGTGTCCTCGTGAGCCTTTAGAACCTCTGCAAGTGTTTCGATGTTGTCCTCTGAAGCTCTAAGGGCCTTATGAAGCAGCACTAGTGACCCTGAGGTGACTAAGATATAAATTATTAGTAATGTGTGCTTCATTTATAGGGAATACTGGTTGGTAGCTATCACCTGTCAATACTTTACAGTGCTTTTAAAGGAACACTCTTATTCCAACATAAGGGGACACTTTAAGGGAGGAACCTATTACCAGTACCTACTTAATCACTCTTTTTCAAAGGATCACTAAGTGTTTCCTAGTAGGGACTATTTTAAGGTTTGTTCTTAATAGTAGTCAAGTTTATAAAAATATATTTCTTATTTGTTCTAATACCCTCTTCCCTTCTACCTATACTGTAGTCTCCTTAATTAATGTTGATTATCAAGGACTTATAGAACCACTTAAAAGGCTTTGTTACCAAGTAAGAGTGTTACCTCCACCTTTGTTCTTATAGTAGGCATCTTGGAAGCTCTGTAGCTCCTTATCAAGCATCTCTACCTTCCTCTCAGCCATCTTTACTTCAGCATCTTGAGCCATTTGTTCTGTCCAATAGGCAACAGCCATAGACAAGGCATCAAGTCTATCATCGTGGGTAATAGCTCCTCGGTCTCTTGTTAGTCGAGACATCTGGTAGAACAGGGAGTATTTTAGTTGGGACTCGTGGGGATACTTCTGGATAGTCTTAAAGTCATCTTTGACCACATCGGGGTCTATAACAAGCCTGTGACCCGCCATGACGGGCTCTAGGGTGTCTATGATACGTTTCTCCTTCTGGGTGCTATGTCTGACCTCCTCAATACTCACAGGATAGATACGACTTAACACAGGCTTTAGAACCTCATTGAACAATCCGTCACCAAAGTTACTCTCGGTAACGATGTAGTTCACCTTGTATTTCTTAGCTATCTCAGCGAGTTCCTCTAGGGTTTCCTCGGAGTAACCACCTGACAAACCACCAGCAGCAGGGACGTATAGAGTGCCGTTGAGCATCTTACAGACCGCATAGCCTGTTTCATCCTTACCTCTACCAGAGGGGTCAATAGAGAGCACACTACCAGTGTAAGGAACCATCTCTCCGAGTGTCTTAAAGGGTCGGTAATATCTCTCCCCTGCAAAGGCTACATTGGGAACACTAGAGTCCCACTCAAGCTGAGGATCACGAGCCCACACGTAGCGCTCAGGGGCTACCTCGTTGTCAATGGATGTTACTATCAGGTCACTAATCTTCAGAGGGAACTTCTCAACATCAGACAGCTTACTATCCAGCATGAACTGCATGGTATATCCAGCAGACCCATAACTGATCTTACGTTCCGCTAGGTCGATGTCAGAGAACCGTAATGGCTCTGTAGACTTGTTCTCCATCTCTGGGTCTACACAGATGTCTGCAACACATCCTTCATAAATCTTTTCGTTGTGGCTTTGTGTGATGTAACTAGCGGGCCAAATCTTGCTCTTATAGCCGCGTTCTTGGAGTTTTGTATAAATACTGTCAAAGGTCTGAGGTGTTCCTAGAAAGAGGATTTTACAGGTATCGTCAGGTTTAAGGATAGCGTCGAACTCTTTTACTTGTTCCGATAGCTTCTCCCTCATGAGCATCGTAGCACTATTGTTGGCTACCTCGATGTCATCCGCTACAATTATGTCAGCACGTGACCCTGTAAGTTGCGATGAGATACCTAGGGACTTTACTGAGGGAGCGTGAGAGGCTGGAGCTGGGCCAACATCAAAGCTTATCTTAGATTGTCTCTGGTTGTCCTTAGGGCGCAAGTGGTGAAGTATCTCCATCTCGTTAATAAGACGAAGGGTGAAAGTAGAGAAGTCATCACTACGGGTCTTACTAGCAGACACCACAAGGATGTTTAACGAGGGGTCTAAGAGTAACTGGTGAACCACATAAGCGGAACAAATCCAGCTCTTACCACAACCACGAAACGCTTGCACAATGGCACGCCTATCCCCGTTCTGCATGTAATCCGCTATGTTGTATTGAAGCGGAGTAGGGTCAGGCAGGTTAAGCTGTTTCCAGCATAGAAATAGGAAGTTCTTAAAGTCTCTTAGCTGTGGGGGTACTTCCATATAGGTTACTTGTTACGACCTCGGTTTTCCTTCTTGGATTGAATCCGTAGGTTACTTGTAGAATTATTCTTGGGGTTTCTGTCCTTGTGGTCAATGTCTTTACCAGCAAGCTTAGAAGACCCGTGTTTCTTTACCATGAGCCGCCTTGCTTGCTTTCTAGCGTCATTCCTTCGGCGCTGTTCGGGCTTCTTGTGGTAGCTCTCGTATTCCTTTTTGTAATCCCTATTCATCTATTTAGAAGCTACGCGGTCAACACCTTCGTCATCAAAAGGAAGGATACTGACTAGGTTAGCCATAGGGTTGTCGTTGGTTACAGTCGCACTGATTTGGTTGTCCTTTAGGAGTTGCCGAGCAGCGTTAAGGTCACTAGGGGAAGCCTCCCCGCTCTGGATGCGATTTATAAACTCGTCAATCAGGAGGTCTTGGAGACCATAGAGTTTTTCGTTACTTTCTTTACTCATTTATTGTTTCTCTTGTTATGAAAATCAAAAAGTATTTTTACCTTTTCGCTTAGACTTTCGAGGTTGTAGTGCATACGGGCTAGGATAATAACTAGGGTTACAAAACCCACGGCTACAGGCCATAAGGTTGATATCCATTCACTCATTTCTTTGTAATTTCTTTGTAGATTTTAATACCTAGATAGAACATTGTTAGAAGACCAACACCTATAGCTACGGCTGTGTTTACGTGGTCAAGGGTTAGTGTTCCTATAATTCCACTGGTGGCTATAAAGGGTGTTGTATACGGGTTTTCAGGTATCATTTTGGGTTAAGGTATTGAGAGGATTAATTATATTATGAGATTCTGAGCCACAAGCCCGTGAAACCACGGCTACTACTGGTAGCACAGCCCGACATGCACTTCCAAGTACCAGCCTGACTAGAGGTAGTTCCGTTGTTAACACCGCTACTGTTATAGAACATAATGGTTCCTGAGGCATTCTGTTGCCAAGTATGAAACGCTGTAGATGTTGCACCTATCGCTATAGCGTCAATAGTTAAGGGCCTGCCCCAGCTATAAGCTCCCACGGCACCAGCGTCTGGAATTGCGGCAGAAGCATCAGCTCCGTCAGCTCCATCAGCACCAGCAACGCCTTGGATACCTTGAGGGCCTTGTGGGCCTATACCTTCGATGTTCGTCGAGGCATTCTCAGAAACCTCTTGAGCCACAAACAAACCTTGTTGGTAAGCGGTGTCGAGGTCGCTCTCAGACAACCGTGAGCCGTTCTGGAAGTCCACTAGCTGTGTAGCTGATGTGTTACGCCATACGCGTATCTTCTCGAACGCACTAGGTGCTCCGTCGAGTGTTACGGTCTTTGCTGAGGCATCACGAGAAGAGACTGTAAGGTCACTCCAAGTTGATCCGTTGTAGCCCTTCACGTTGACGTCCGTAATAGACAGAAAGTTGAAGGGAACGCTGTAGGTAGTTGCTGTGAGTCCTGAGGTATATTCAATGTAGCTGTTAGCCATAATTTATTGGAGGTTGAGGGATTCTAGTAGACTTTCTGGGCGCTCGGAAAATGCCTCGCGTTCCTTTAAGATGTCATAGATGTTGTTATCGTCGCTATCTACATAATCTGTAGCAGCTTTGGAGTTGAGAATTTTGTCACGAGCTTCAGCACGATACTCAGAGATGACCTCTTTAATCATCTCTATGCCTTCGTTGACATCAGTACCTTGCTCGTTTTGCTCGTAGCCTTTCTTGTATTCACGTTTGAAGTCCCTAGTCTTTACTAGTTTATTCAAAGCTTGGCGTAGTGTTTTACCGCCCAAACGAGTTTCGCTTATGAGTTGCCCGTAGACACTATAGAGGTCTTCGTTATCTTCGTTGGTAAAGTTCTTTAGCTTCAGTCCAGAGATACTTGTAGGCACATCAGAGACGCTCTTGAAGCTCATAGCGTCCTCTAGGAGGATGTCATCAATGGCTTCACGCTCAGGAACGGTCTTTCCAGCAAACGGTAATACGTAACTAGCTAGGGATGGTTCCTCTTTGATCTTGGGTTCACCTAGGAGCGTCAATCGGTAGTTACCCGTCTCTTGTCCTAATGAGGCGCTCAGAGTGGTATCAAAGAACTCCCCAGCAGTAGTATCAGTAACAAACTCTTCATCGAACTTATTAAAGTTACGAACTTCAGCGGGAACGGGAATAAGGGAGCGAACTACGCCCATAACACCACGCTCTTGTGTTTCAGGGTTAGGAGACATCACCTGCGTCATATAGCGGACACCTGTAGCAAATGGAGAGTCCGTAGCAATAGATTTAGTAACCGAGGTAAGGAACTGGGTCATCGTTTGGTCTTCTGTGAGTGCTCCAGCGTCAGCAGCGGCTTGACGGCGAGCGTAGTCAGCACCAAGAGCAAAGACACCCTTGAGTGGCTCAAAGTATTTAAAGTCGTACTCAGAACCTCCCATGACAATCTTCCAGCTATTAGGAGCACCTTGTACTTTAGATACAGCTCGCTTCTGTTCTTCGGTCATCCAAGAGTCAGTACCAGCAACCTGTCCGTTCTTAGCCATCTCGTAGCCAAGGAAGAACAGCCCAGCGCCTACTCCGAGTTTACCTAGGTCTTCGTAGTCCTTCTGCATCTTGAGGTCTTTAACGTCAGCTAGGGAGTTCTCTAGTTCTGCTAATTTCTTTTCAGCGGAAGGCCCAACATCAGCGTTTTCAGATTTTAGGAGCGCTTTCTGTTCTTTAATATCAAGCTCTAGGTTAGAAATTTTCTTGTTATACTTACCAAAGGTAGCAACGCTTCCCATTCTCAACTCGGCTCTACGAGCTACACCACCAGCCATGTTCTTTGTCACGTTGAGAGGAGCAGCGATGTAAGAGAGGTTAGCGCTCAAGGCACGCATAGGAACACCAATGAACACGAAGAGTGTCCTAGCGAGTAGTCCAGCTTCATCCATGTTGCCTGATGTTTTAACAAGAGCTGAGATGATACCGTCCACCATATCCTTACGAATATCCTTCGGGGCTAAATCCATAGCACGAAAGTGGTCACGACGAGCAGTGTTAAAGATGTCAGCATACTCAGGATCATAC